ATGGATAGCCCTTTCACCACGGATGCTGTGTCCCTTTCACTGGATGAAGCCCTGAACATCCATGCACCAGGGACGTACCTGGTGCGATGCCTTGGCGACAGCATGATCGGCGTGGGGATCCATAGTGGAGACTTGCTGGTAGTAGACAAGGGCATTGAGCCAGCGACCGGGCGGGTGGTAATCGGTGTGGTAAACAACGAGCCGATGGTCAAACTGCTTGATCGCTGCGGGAGGATGCACGTACTGCGCTCGGCAAATCCGTCCTATCCCCTGCGCTATATTCTCGAGGGCGATGAGTTCTCAGTCTGGGGCGTGGTGACGCACAGCGTCCGCGCACACGATCGACAGCCATGAGATACCAAGTCACTAAGCGGATGCTGCGCGGCCAGCCGATAGACATGGCCGAGGTTCGCTCAATTCAGCCGCTAGTGGGGGATGTTCTAATCACCGATCAGCGCTGCGAGCAACTCGGGCGAAACTCGAAGACCGCGGTCGTGCGAGGCGTGAATCCGATTGGCCCATCGTCCTTGCCACCGCTGCATGAGGTGGTGCTGTCCTGGATGGCGCCGAACGGACTTGTCCTGAGCGGGCTGGAGGTTGAGGACGGGCGTCTGTATGCACAGTCGTGGTGGTGCAGGCCGGTTGAGTAAGGTAAATCGCTGATTACGCTACTGACGGCGCCATCAATCAGGTAACAGAACTGTGGCGGGACTATGATCAGTCCCGTCAGGGTGGCCGGACTCATCTACAATAAAAGCTGGCAAAACAGGGACCGAAGTCCCTGTTGTCTAGTGCTATTAGAGTTCCTGGATGATACGCACAAGGCGTATAGACCAGTACACAAGTTGGAGGGCCCGTATCAGGCCATCTGAAAAGAAACGTTTCATAGGTGTTAGCCTCGAAAAGTCAGGGTTGACCCGCCAGCAAGCGACACTAGCAAGCATTTCCTGCTCTCAACCTGACAAAGCCTCATAAGTCAGGCAAACACTTAGCTCAACCAGCTTTAGATACCTAAACAGCGATATAAGTCAGTTCTAGCCCCCTAGTAAGCGAGACTTGGCCATGAAGGCGGTTGACTGAGAGTCTCCAGAGTCCTAACCTTGTGACTGCGAGATCCAAAAGTTAGGCTCCGTCGGAGCAGTTGAGCAAAGGTTACACGCGTTCGCTTACCTGCGGCAATGCTAATATTCCGGCCCTGAAGCCCGCATTCGTGCGGGCTTCTTCGTTTCTGGCGCCCGGACCGTCCGCCCGGGCCACTGATAGCTCTCTGAGAAACCCCATAATACACGGCTCATTAATCAAATATGATGCAGGGCTCTTTCCGAGACCGGTCCTGTGAACTGAGCATAATTAACGATTTTTTTCCGACGAATGGTTTACTCCTTCTTCAGCCCGGGCGATTTCATCTATCCCCCTGCACTTAGCTAAATAGCAAAATCGCGAAACCGCTAACTTCCGCTTCTTTCGCCAAGACAACCGTCACTTTCCTTAGAGCGACAACTCCATTTCCCCCATCAGTCTGTGTTACCTATTAAGTGTCTCTGTCGTACCATCGAGGTCATACCAGATCTCCGACTATTTTCGGGCTAGCCCTCAGCAAGCCAACTGAAATAAATCAATTCATTCGCCATAACACCGTTGCTACCTCCCACCGTATGCCTCAACGGCACCTCCTTGACCCGCAGCCCCGCAAACACCTCCCGAATCCTGGGATGATCCCCTACCGAGATGATCATCCGGCCCCGTATCGTCCGCGCCATCTCCGCCATCGCCTCAAACTCAGCAAACGGAAACGCACCCGCCTCATAACCAGACGTATCCCAATACGGCGGATCCAGGTAGAACAGCGTGTGCGGGCGGTCGTACCGTCGGACACATTCCTTCCAATCCAGGTTTTCTAACGTGGTCCGGGCCAGCCGCCAGTGCGCCTGGCTGAGCTTTTCCTCAATGCGAAGGAGGTTCAGACTCGGAGGTGTGGTGGCGGCGGTGCCGAAAGTGCGGCTGGTAGGTTTGCCGCCGAAGCACAGGGTCTGCAGGTAGAAGAAGCGTGCGGCGCGCTGAATATCGGTCAGGGTGCGCGGTGCCTGGTCTTTGGCCCACTGGAACATGGTGCGGCTCACCAGTGACCATTTGAACTGGCGCACGAACTCTTCCAAGTGGTTACCCACCACGCGGTAGAGGTTGACGACTTCGCCGTCGAAATCGTTGATCACCTCAATCCGGCTGGGCTCTTTCATGAAGAACAGCGCGGCACCGCCGCAGAAGGGTTCCACGTAGCACTCATGTTCGGGAAACTCGGGGAGGATGTGTTTGGCCATACGGCGTTTGCCGCCCATCCAGGGGAAAATCGGAGCAGACATTCAAGATCCTTGATAACAACACTTCGTCGAGACGACGGCCCGGCCAACTACCGCCCAGGCCTGGTATGGGTTACTGGGCGTCCAAAGCGCCAACAGGCGCAAACCGCACGACCTCCTCCCCCACCCAATCATTCACCTGCCTTAACCGCGCCTGAATCGGCTCCAGCTCGTTCATCGCCCAGATCTCCGCTGCCTCCTTGATCGAGCCAAACCCACCCGCGTTCTGCGGGACGATGCCCATCAGCTGCGGGGGGATCCGCAGCGCAGCGAGCATGTCGTCCCGGCTGATGTTTTTGATTGAGCTGAATTCGTCCTTTGCCGTTACCTCGGAAACAGGGATCAGCTGGATGCCGTCCTTCTTTCCGCCCGGGGCGTACATGAACAGGTTGCGGAAGTTGCCCGGGCCTTTGGCGGACTTGAGGGCTGCACGCAAGGCAGCTACGTCGGTTTCGTTCTGGGCGGTGTCGGTCATGTACATGATGAAACCGGCGTGGCTGCCGTTGTTGTAGTACTTGCGGCGGAACAGCGTGGCGGACTCGTTGAGCAAGGCGCTCTGCAGCGCGGGGAGCCATTCGGGGAGGCCGTAGATTTCCTGGTTGATGTCGGCCTCGCGCAGGTGGCAGATGGAGCCGGGAAGAAACGCATGTTCATCCTTCCAGTTGCGCACCTGGTAGTAGCTGCCGGGCTCGGTACCGCGGCGGATGTACTTGGCCAGGACCGGCTGCAGGCCCAGCGATTGGCCGAGCATGTTGCGCTGCTTTTCCAGGTAGGCGTTGCCCAGCCAGAGCCAGTCCAGGGCGAATTGTTCGAAGGTCTGGCGCGACAGCAGCCGGTGGGGGATGAAGGTGCGGGCGAGCATGTTGCGTTTGAAATTGAGGCCCGACTGCAGGAACACGCTGGCCCGGGAGGATTTGGCCAGGCCGTCGAACGAGAGGGGCGGCTCGTACCAGCGGCCGTTGGACCAGCACTCCAGGTAGTCGAGGATGCCGCGCTCGTCGAGCACCGGTGTGGGTTCGCCGAAGGTGAACACCTCCATGCAAGCGGCGGGTGCTGGCAGCTGTTCTGGAATGTCGTTCATCAGTAGATCTCCATGAACCCGGTGTTGGTGGCGGTCTGCCCCTCCAGCGGTTCGTTCTGCAATGCGTGGAAAAGCGCCCAGGCCAGGTCGGCGTGGCCGGTCTCGTCGGTGCGGCCGGCGGTGTAGGTGAACTGGCGGCCGCTGGCGGTGACGGTCTTGCGGATGGCCATGAGCGACTGGGCCATGTCGATCCAGCCGGCGTCGAATTCCAGCCGGCCTTTGTGGATGACGTCGTAGGCCTTGAGCACCAGGCGGGTTTTCACTTCGGGCGAGTAGCTGAAAGTGGTCAGGTTGGGGAAGAACTGGCGCACCAGCTGCGCCACGCCGGAGCCCATGCCGGTGATGTCGATGCCGATGTAGGTGACCCAATAGCGTTGGGTTATCTGGCGGATGGCCTCGGCCTGGGCAGCGAAGTCCATGCCGCGGAACTGGTGACGCTCGAGCACGCGGAACTTGCCGCCGGGCACCAGGGGCGGTGCGACCACGACCAGTCCGGAGCTGTCGCCGGTTTCGGCCGGGTCGTAACCCACCCACACCTGCCGATCGGCAAACGGCCGTGCGGCGAAGGGCTTGTAGTCCTCGGCCCATTCGATCCAGCTGTCGACCATGCACGGCTGCAGGACGTTGAGCGGGAAGATGCTCGCGCCGTCGTCGACGAACTGACACATCAGCAGGTTGGCGAAGGCCTCGGCGTTGTATTCCAGGCGCAGCTCTTCGAGGTCGAACAGGTCACAGCCGCGCTCGGAGGCATCCAGGATGGTGACGATCTGCCGCCAGATCCGGTCCTCGCACAGCCGCCCCTGCTGCAGGGCTTCGTGGGACACGTCCAGCTTGAGCCGTTGCGCCGCCGGTTTGCCCTTGTTGAAGCGCTCACCGGTCCAGAACGTGAAGGCTTCGTGGGCCATGCTCGAGGGTGTGGAGAAGTAGGTGCGCCGGTACCGCTTCTGCATCGCCATGCCGCTGGCGACCTTGTTCAGTTCGTTGAACTTGAAGGTCCAGAAGAATTCGTCGAAGTAGAAATTGCCGTGATAGCCCTGGGCGGTCCGGGCGTTGGTGCCAAGGAAGTGCAGCTCCGCGCCGTTGGCCAGGATGATCGGGTCGCCGGTCAGCTCAACCCCGCACACCTCTCGGGAAAAGGCTTGGATGTAGGCCTTGAAAATGTGGGCCTGGTTCTTCGAGGCCGACAGGAAAATCTGGTTGCGCCCGGTCACCAGCGCATCCAGAAACGCCTCGCGGGCGAAGTAGTAGGTCGCGCCGATCTGACGGCTCTTGAGGATCGCCCGGGTACGCTGGTTGCCTGCCCGGTACCAGTCCAGCTGGTAACCGAAACAGCCATCGCGGAAAGCCTCGGTGAGCAGCTCGATCTGCCCTTCATCGAACTCGTTGCGCGCGGCCTTCTTCTTCGGCCCGGCGTTGCGCGCCGCCAGCTTGGGGTTGAGGTCCGTCTCGGTACCGCCGCCCTTGAAGCGCTCGATGCGCGCCTGGCGTTCGAGCTGGCGGTGCAGCAGGTCGATCTCCTTGAAGTCGCCGCCGGTCTTGCCCTCCTTGAGGATCAGCTGCACCAGTCGCGCCTCCAGGGCGCCGCCGATGCGTTCGACGTTGTCGGCCCGGTCCCACTCGTCGCGGGTCTTCCAGGCGTGAACGGTCTTCTCGTTTTCCTCGAGCATTTCCGCGATCGCGCAAATGCGCAGGCCGGTCCAGTAAAGGAATTTCGCCTGGCGACGGTTATCGCGGATGGGTGCGGGCAACACGGCAGTCATGGCGGCGATGCTGACGCCGCGCGCGCGTGGGGCGTAGCAGGGTTGGGTGTAGGAAACAGGACTACAACCGGCCCGCGTTGCCGCCCGGCCGTGCACTGCCGACGATGCACCTCAACGCACTGCCCTGCACCGAGGACATCCCGAATGAAGAAATTCCGCTCCAAGTGGTTCCGCGTCGCCACGGCCGGCGCGACCTCCGACGGCCGCAAGATCGAACCCACCTGGATCCAGGAAATGGCCGCCAGCTACAGCCCCACGGTGTATGGCGCACGCATCTGGATGGAGCACATTCGCGGCACGCTGGCCGACAGCCCGTTCCGTGCCTATGGCGATGTCACTGCGGTGAAGGCCGAGGAAGTCGAGGTCGACGGCGAGCTGCGCTGGGCACTGTTCGCGCAGATCGAGCCGACGCCTGACCTGGTCTGCATGACCAAGGCCAAGCAGAAGATCTACACCAGCGTCGAGATTGCGGAAAAGTTTGCCGACACCGGCCGCGCCTACCTGATCGGCCTGGGCGTCACCGACAGCCCGGCCAGCCTGGGGACCGAGGTGCTGTCGTTCGCTGCCCAGCATCCGGAAAGCAACCCGTACAGCGCCCGCAAGCAGCACCCGGACAACCTGTTCACGGCCGCCATTGAGGTCACGCTGGAATTCGAAGAGTACGAGCCGAAGCTCTCGGCCGGCGCCGCGCTGTTCGCCAAGGTCAGGGAGCTGATCAAGGGCAAGGACGCGCAGGTCGACGCCGAGTTTGCCCAAGTGGGCGAGGCCGTCACCGCCCTGGCCGAGCACGTCCAGGGCCAGGGCGAATTGCTCGCTGGCGAACAGACCAAAGTGGCCGAGCTCGCCACCCAGTACCAACGGCTGAGCGCGGATTTGCGCGAACTCAAACAGACCCTCAGCACCACCGCCGACCCGCACCAGACCCAGCGCCCACCGGCCACGGGCGGCCGCGGCGAGCAGCTCACCGACTGCTGAAACCCCCATCGCCACGGAGCAACCCATGCGCAACGAAACCCGCCGCCTGTACAACGCCTACCTGCAGCAGCTCGCCCAGCTGCACGGCGTGCCCGATGTCACCACCAAATTCGCCACGGCGCCGTCCGTGACCCAGAAGCTGGAAACCCGTATTCAGGAATCCAGCGAATTCCTGTGCCGCATCAACATCTACGGCGTCAATGAACAGATGGGCGAAAAGATCGGCCTGGGCATTTCCGGCCCGATCGCCGGGACCACCGACACCACCGCCAAGGACCGCGAAACCCGCGACCCGAGCACCCTCGACGACCGCGGATATCTGTGTACGCAGACCAACTTCGACACCCACCTCCGCTACGCCAAGCTCGACGCCTGGGCCAAGTTTCCGGACTTTCAGGCGCGCATCCGTGACGCGATCATCAAGCTGATGGCGCTGAGCCGGATCATGATCGGCTGGAACGGCATCAGCCGCGCCGACAGCTCCAACGCCGCCACCAACCCGCTGCTGCAGGACGTCAACGTCGGCTGGCTGCAGAAGATGCGCCTGGAGAACGCCGCCCGCGTGCTGAAGGAAGTGGCCCCCGACAGCGGCAAGATCGTGATCGGCGACGGCAAGGACTTCGCCAACCTCGACGCCCTGGTGTTCAGCATGGTCGCCGAGTTCATCGAGCCCTGGTATCAGGAAGATCCCGAGCTGGTGGTGGTGTGCGGTCGGCAACTGCTGGCCGACAAGTACTTCCCCATCATCAACCAGAAGCTCGACCCCAGCGAGATGCTGGCCGCCGACATCGTCACCAGTCAGAAACGCATCGGCAACCTGCCCGCCGTGCGCGTGCCCTACTTCCCGGCCAACGGGCTGATGGTCACGCGCCTGGACAACCTGTCGGTGTATTGGCAGGAAGGCACCCGCCGCCGCACGGTGGTCGACAACGCCAAGCGTGATCGCGTGGAGAATTTCGAGTCGGTCAACGAAGCCTACGTGATCGAGGACCTGGGCTGCGCGGCGCTGGCCGAGAACATCGACCTGGTCGGTAAGTGAGGCAATGCCATGAGCAACCCCTGCCGTCGCCACTTCCAGCGCACCACTGCGGCGCTGGCCGCCGCCGAAGCCGTAGGCCCCGAGCAGAGCATGGAAGGCGCCAACGCCTACGAACTGCAGATGGCCCAGTTGCTGCAGGACCGTCTGCGCCTCAAGCAGATCCAGTCCGTCGAGGGCAAATGCGCGCTCAAGCGCCAATTGCTGCCAGCCTATGAACCCTATGTGCAGGGCGTGATCGAGGCCGGCCGCGGCGCCCAGGACGAAGTGCTGACCACGGTGATGCTCTGGCGCATCGATGCCAGCGACTTCGCCGGCGCACTCGACCTGGCGGCCTACGTGATGGAGCACGGCCTGCTGATGCCGGACCGCTTCGAGCGTACCAGCGGATGCCTGATCGCCGAAGAAGTGGCCGAAGCCGCGCTGCTGGCGCTGAAGGCCGGCGGCACATTCGACCTGGCCATGCTGCACCGCACGGTCGAGCTGACCCATGATCACGACATGCCCGACGAGGCCCGCGCCAAGCTCTACCTGGCCACCGGCCGCGTCACGCTGCTGGGCCTAACGCCCGAGCAGTCTGGCCAACCCGGCCAGGTCAGCGCCGCCATCGAGCTGCTCAAACGCGCCATCGAGCTGAACACCAGCTGCGGTGGCAAGAAGGATCTGGAAGGCGCCGAGCGCCTGCTGAAAAAGATTGCTCCCCTCATCGGGAGCTGACCGAGCGTACCCCGCGAGCCCGGCGGCCCGGGGCCGAGCAGCCAGTGACCTGATCGCTGCACTGCAACGCCCCGGCCACCGCCGACTGAGGTGCTGAACATGAGTGGATTCATTGCCGGCGGCACGCCGACCCAGTCCTTCCCGGTCACCAACGACGGGTTCTGGCCTGACATCGATGGCGCCGTGCTGCGCGCCTCGATCCGCCTGGACGGCAGCATCACCGACGCGCGCTTGGAAGTGGCCACGGTCAATGCGCTGATCGAGATCAATGCCGAGCTGCAGGCGTTGAAGGCCCTCCATTCGACTGACGGCCATCGCACGCTGGCCGCGGTGCCCGCGCCGCATATCCAGGGGGAGAGCCAGTGGGTCTGGCAGTACAAACGTGCCGTGTATTGCACCGTCGGCGCCGAATTGGCCGAGCGGTATCGCAGCTACGACAGCACCGGCGACGGCCACAAGAAGGCTGATGAGCTGACCCCGTCCGTGGACGAGTTCCGGCGCGACGCGCGGTTTGCCATCCGCAATCTGCTGGGCACCCCGCACTCGACCATCGAGCTGATCTGATGGCCATGCAGCTCGCCCGGCAAGGCGACACGGTCGACCTAATCTGCTGGCGCTTCTACGGGCGTACCGCAGGCGTGACCGAAGCGGTGCTGCTGGCCAACCCCGGGCTGGCGGATCTGGGCCCGGTGTTGCCTCACGGTACCCCGGTCATCCTTCCGGATGCCCCGCCCCAGGCCGAGCAGCGCTCAATGGTGAACCTATGGGACTGACTCCACCGGCTTCCACCCCCACCACCGGACAGCGGAATGAACAAGATGCCTGACAAACCGGACAACCTGGCCTGGTTCGCAACCTGGCTGGAGCATAACTGGCCCGGCTTGTACGCCGGGGCATTGGCAGCCTTCATTGCGGCGCTTCGAGTCGTCTACGGCGGCGGCAACTGGCGCCGCGTGGCCCTGGAAGCGCCGTTGTGCGGCGCCCTGGCGCTGGCGGCCAGCCACGGGCTGACGCTGGTGGGGATCCCCAGCAGCACCGGCCCCTTCTTCGGCGGCGTCATCGGTCTGCTGGGCGTCGAAGGCACCCGCGCGGTGGCCGCTCAATTCTTCAAACGCAAGGCGGAACAACCATGACCCTATTACGCCACGGCGAACGCAGCCAGGCGGTGCTGTTGCTGCAGCAGCGCCTCAACCAGCGCGGTGCCGATCTGTATCCGGACGGCCTGTTTAGCGATGCCACCGAGGATGCCGTACGCGCCTTCCAGCACAAGGTTGGCCTGGTCACCGATGGCATCGCCGGACCCAAGACCCTTGCCGCCCTCGGCGGCGGACACTGTGCGCACCTGTTGCAGCAGCGCTCGCTGGTCGCCGCCGCCGATCGCCTGGGGTTGGACCTGGCCACCGTGATGGCCGTCAACGAGGTGGAAAGCCAGGGCGAGGGCTTTCTGGCCAACGGCAAGCCATCGATCCTGTTCGAGCGCCACGTCATGCACCGCCGCTTGGGCATGGCGCGCCTTCCCGAGGACGAGGTGGCCGCGCTTCTGGTCAGCCACCCGAACCTGGTCAACCCGCGACCGGGGGGCTATGCCGGCGGCAGCGCCGAGCACCAGCGCCTGGCCAACGCGCGGCTCATCGATGATGACTGCGCACTGGAGTCCACCAGTTGGGGCGCCTTCCAGGTCATGGGCTACCACGCCGAACGCCTGGGCTATGCCAGCGTCCAGGACTTCACCCAGCGCATGGCTCTGAACGAGAACGAACAGTTCGAAGCCTTCGTGCGCTTCATCGAAGCGGATCCTGCCCTGCACAAGGCGCTCAAGGCGCGCAAATGGGCGGTGTTCGCCAAGGGCTACAACGGCCCGGCGTACCAGCGAAATCTGTATGACACCAAGCTTGAACGCGCCTATGAACGGCACGCGGCCGGGTGCCTGGTGCCCGCGTGACTCTGTTACGCCAAGTGCTGCTTGGGGCGGCGTTGCTGGCCGCATTGGCCCTGCTGCTGTGGACGCAGCGTCTACGCCTGGAGGTTGCGGAGGGCCGCGCGGACATGGCCCTGCAGGCGCTGGCGGCCGCCCGTACCGAAGCCGAGCGCACCGCCGCTGAGGTTGCCGGTTTGCGGGATGTGTTGCGCGATGAACGCGTATCCCAGGTGAACCTGCGCCTGATGCAAAACGACCTGCGCACCGCCTTGGCGGCGCGCCAACGACAGCTTGAGACCCTCACCCGTGAAAACACCGCACTTCGCCATTGGGCTGACCAGCCTCTGCCTGACGCTGCTGCTCGGCTGCGCCAGCGCCCCGCCCTCACCGGCGCCGACGCTTATCGTGACTGGCTGTCCGGCCGTGACCCCCTGCACCCTACCGGCGACAGCCCCGCGCCATAACGGCCAGCTGCTGGGCGACCAGGACAGCCTCGAAGCCGCCTGGGCCGACTGCGCCGCCCAGGTCGACATGATTTTCCGTCACCAACAGGCCGCCAACCCATGAACAAGCCCGGCTCGCTGCGCGAACATTTCTTGAGATTGATCCCCGAACTCAAACACAACCCCGACCGGCTGATGATCTTCATCGACAACGGCACCCTGCGCAGCACCGTGGCCCACGGGCTGTCGTTCGAATACAGCTACACCTTGAACATCATCCTCACCGACTACGCCGGCCACCCCGATGCGGTGGCCATCCCCCTGTTCGCCTGGGTCCAGGTCAACCAGCGCGAGCTGATGGAGAACCTGGTGCGCGGCAAGGAGGCGATCGGCTTCGAGGCGGATGTGCTGGACAACAGCAAGGTCGACCTGTCGATCAAGCTGCCGCTGACGGAGCGCGTGGTGGTGAAGACCTTGGAGGATGGGTCGCTGTCGGTGGACCACCCGGCCGAGCCGGTGGTGGACCTTGATCCGTTTACGTTGCGGTCGTTGGAGCTGTATTTGAAGGGTGAACTGCTGGCGACGTGGGGTGGGATATGAGCGATGAGCTGGAGGTGCTCGAGGAGTGGGCTGGGGCTTTGTTGGCAAAGCTTGAGCCGGGGGAGCGGCGGAAGTTGTTGGGGCAGGTGGCGCGGGATCTGCGGCGGAATCAGCAGAGGCGGATTGCGGCGCAGAAAGCGCCGGATGGGACGGTGTATGCGCCGCGCAAGCGGGCGCGTGGGGGGTTGAGAGGGAAGCGAGGGCGGATCAGGTCGCAGATGTTTGTCAAAATGCGTGGAGCTCGATTTATGCGTACGGATACGTGTTCAAAAAGCATTGCAGTGGGCTTCATCGGGAGAACAGGGCGGATTGCGAGGGCACATCACTACGGCGAAGACAAAAGTGGAACGGGACCTGTAAGATACCCGCAGAGGCGATTACTAGGGCTTGCAAGTGAAGAAAAACTGACAATTCTCGATGCACTATTAGATGCAATCAAAAACTAACCTAACCATCCCTGGCACATATTCAAATCAGAGAACTAAGCTCAATCGGCAATCACTAGCGTACTATTCACCTAGAGTACCCCTCCAGCGCAAACATACCGCAAAAAAAAGACAGATTAAGAGGTTCGATTTTCACCATCTTTTTCAGCTTCCTCTGACAAAATATCAATTGAGGTTTCGTGCAGCCAAGCGGATGTCAGTGCAGCCCTTACTTCATCTACTCTCTTTCTCTGCAATTGCGAGGTAGGCATGGAAAATCTGGCTGATGCCAAGGCGATAAGCTCGCCCTTAGTCTTATTTCTGTCTGCTAAAAAGTCAGCCACGCTCTTTGAGTCAAACTTCTTTAACTCTTCCAGTCGCTCAGGCGAAATCTTCGCTGGAGAACTTTGCCGTTTCGGCTCTATCCCATGTAGTTTGACTTCACCTCTGCGGACTGCGCCAGAAAGCTGAATCAAAGCGTGGGACAGCGTAGGATTACCTACGCTGTTGGAAGCATATAGGCCGGCTAGCTGACTCAAAAAATCTGCGAGACCAGAAGTTGATAGACCACTTCTTCCAGACGAGCCGCCAGCTCGATCCCGTTCAAGTCGTGCTTTTGTCACAACGCATCCACCCGTTTCTTAACTGTCGCTGTCAAATTACGATACATTACGTCTATCCCCCGCGTTCCAATATTCTGGGTGTCCCCCTTGTCATACACAGGGAGACCCTCATCAAGCGCTTGGGAAACTCCCGTGCCTTGTTCAATATATGGGAGCAGTAGATCTTTACCCCAACGCTTTTTCAAAGATGCTAAATGTCTCGTATGGTCATCTACATACCCAGAGCTAGCTGGGCCGTGCTTCTGGATACGAGTTACTACAACTCCTGCTAGCTGAGTGTCCGGCACATGCATAGGGCGAGCGGCCCCTAAAGAAGCCAAAGCATTTAGGCGTTTATCAATACCGCTCTTTATCATATTCGCAAGGTGCGGCGCGCCACGCTCCATTACTGCTTCCGGAATAACTGGGATGATATAGCCATGACTTGCGGCTATAGCATTTTGAGATACTATCTTGGTAGCTGGAGGACAGTCGAATAGAATATAATCATACTTATCATCGATTCCTGTTTCCTCTAACCATCTACAAATCAGAGTCCGCTTATCCCATTCTGACTTGATAGCATTGCCCTGATGAGACGCCGTAAGTTCGATCTCTACATCATCCAATTGCAGACTTGCGGGTACAATATCCAAATTTACATATGGCTGCTTTACCCATGTACTTCTTATGGCATTTGGCACAATCAAGCTAGCATCAGGAAATGGAGACTGACTGATAAAAGGCTTGAATATTTCGTTCACTGTTTTATTTTGACTTACACACTGTTGCCAAATGGGTGCAGTTAGGGATACAAGCGACAGACTGCTTTGGTGGTCCATATCCATAAGCAGAACCCGGGCATTATGGAATCGGGCAAGACCAGCACCAAGCTGGTAGGTAAAAGTGGTTTTGCCCACACCGCCTTTGAAATTAATGATGCTAATCCGCTTCGCCATTTTTTCACTCCATTTCCGTTAGGCCTAAGCGTACTACGTAGACGATGGTTCTGCACTCCTTCGATCCTCAAGGACACCACTGGCTAAACTCGATGTAGAGGGTGCATCTACATTCACCGTGCCGTGTTTACGCTGCAGGGAGCCTTCACTATGCTTTCTATGATTCCAGCAGCCCTCCTCCGCCGCCTAGAAAACCTGATCCGCCCCGGCACCGTCGCCGAGCTCGATCCGGCCACCGCCCGTTGCCGCGTGCAAACCGGCAACCTGCTTACCACCTGGCTCCCCTTCTTCACCCTCAACGCCGGTGAGGATTCCACCTGGCACCCGCCCAGCCTCGACGAGCAATGCCTGATCCTCTCCCCCTCCGGCAACCCGGAAACCGGCTTCGTCCTCATCGGCCTGTACAGCGATCGCTACCCCGCGCCGGACAACAGCCCCGCCCGCCACCGCCGCCGGTACCGCGACGGGGCCATCGTTGACTACGACACCGCCACCCACACCCTCACCGCCAACCTCCCGGCCGGCGGTCAGATCGTGGCCAACGCGCCGGGAGGCATGCGGCTGATCGGTGACCTCGAGGTCGACGGGCTGATCACCGCCACTCAAGACGTGATCGCCGGCGAGCAGAGGATCAGCCTCACCACTCACAAAACCGCTGGCATCCAACGGGGCACCAGCGTCTCCGACGGACCTGTCCCATGATCGGCATGAACGCCGCCACCGGGCGCACCTTGGGCAGCGATGCGCACCTGCGCCAGTCGATCGCCGATATCCTCACCACGCCGATCGGTTCGCGGGTGATGCGGCGCGACTACGGCAGCCAGCTGGCCGATCTGATCGACTGGCCGGTGAACGACAGCACCCGCCTGCTGGCCTACGCCGCGACGGCCATGGCGCTGATGCGCTGGGAGCCGCGGATCCGTCTCAGCCGTGTGCAACTGCAGCTGGACGGCCTCAGCGGCCAGGCGCAGCTGGATATCGAGGGCACCAAGGTCGACACCCATGAACCGTTGAGCCTGCGTGTGCCGCTGGCGTTGGGAGCGCACGTATGAAGGCGTTCACCCCGATCGATCTGGGCCAGCTGCCGGACCCGACCTTCGTCGAGCAGATCGACTTCGAGCAGATCCTCGCCGAGCGCAAGACGTACGCGGTGAGCCTGTGGCCTGCCGAGCAGCGGGCCGAGGTGGCGGCGACGTTGGCGCTGGAGTCCGAACCGCTGACCAAGCTGCTGCAGGAGAACGCCTACCGCGAAATGCTGTGGCGCCAGCGGGTCAATGAGGCGGCGCTGGCGACCCTGCTGGCCAAGGCGCAGGGCAAGGACCTGGACCAGGTGGCGGCAAACGTGAACGTGGCGCGCCTGGTGGTACGGCCCGCTGATCCAAAGGCGGTGCCACCGGTAGCGGCGATCATGGAAGCCGACGACAGCCTGCGCGAGCGCGCCCAGTTGGCATGGGAGGGCCTGTCGACGGCCGGCCCGCGCAACAGCTACATCCTGCACGCGCGCAGCGCCGACGGCCGGGTGGCCGACGCCACAGCCGAGAGCCCGTCGCCGGCGACGGTGGTGGTCACGGTGCAGGGCGCCCTGGGCGACGGCAGCGTGGATCAATCGGTGGTGGACGCGGTGTACGCGTACCTGAGCGATGACGATCGACGCCCAGTCGCCGACCGCCTGGTGGTCCAGTGCGCTGAGATCCTGCCCTATGTGATCAACGCCGTGCTCTATCTGGGCACGGTAGGCCCGGAGGCCGACCCGGTGATGGCGGCGGCCGAGGCCAGCCTGAAAGACTTTCTGGCGAAGCGGCGCCGGTTGGGCGTGGAGGTGTCGACCTCCGCCCTGCACGCGGCGCTGCACGTCGAAGGCGTGCGCAAGGTGCAGCTGAAGGGCTGGACCGACCTCAACCCCACTCAAGCCCAGGCCGCGTACTGCACCCATTACACGCTGACGCGCGGGGTGCTGGCGTGACCGCCCTGCTGCCCCCCAACGCGCTCACCCTGGAGCGCCTTGCCGCCGAAGCCGCCGCGCAGATCCACCGCGTGCCGGTGCAGATCCGCGACCTGGTCAACCCGGACCGCTGCCCGGTCGACCTGCTGCCGTACCTGGCCTGGGCCTTCTCGGTGGACCGCTGGGATCCGACCTGGTCCGAATCCACCAAGCGCCAAGTGATCCGCGCTTCGTACTTCCTGCACGCGCGCAAGGGCACGATCGGCGCGCTGCGTCGGGTGGTGGAACCGTTGGGGTATCTGATCCAGGTCGAGGAATGGTGGCAGACCGAGCCGCTGGGCGAGCCCGGCACGTTTTCGTTGCGCATCGGCGTGCTGGAAGGCGGCATCAGCGAAGAGATGCAGCAACACCTGATGTGGCTCATCGATGACGCCAAGCCGGTCAGTCGCCACCTCACCGACCTGGCCATCAGCCTGGAAACGCCTGGGGTGCTGTACTCCGGGATCATCGTCTACGAGGGCGACGAGATCGATGTCTACCCGCCTTCCCTGCTCGAGGACTCGCCCTCATGATCAACAAAGCCTCGAAATTTTATGCCCTGCTGACCACCTTGGGCGCGCGCAAGCTGGCGGCCGCCAATGCCCAGGGCAAGCCGTGGACCATCACGCACATGGGGGTGGGTGACGCCAACGGCACCGATCCGGTACCGGACCCTGAACAGCGCGCCCTGATCAACGAGTGCCGGCGCGCCCCGCTCAACCGGCTCGCGGTGTCCCCGGCGAACGCAGCGGTGATCATTGCCGAGCAGATCATCCCGGCGGACGTGGGCGGCTTCTGGATTCGCGAGCTGGGGCTGTACGACGAGGCCGGGGATCTGGTGGCAATCGCCAACTGCGCGCCGTCCTACAAGCCGCTGCTGACTCAAGGAACAGGCCGAACCCAAGTGGTGCGCATGAACCTGGCCGTCTCCAGCACCAGCCAGATCGTGCTGACCGTCGACGGCTCGAATGTGATGGCCACGCAGTCCTGGGTGAACGAGCGGATCATCGAGGTTTCCTCGCCGACCGGGGTGGAGGCAGGTACTTACACTCAGGTTCGGGTGAACGAGCGAGGCCTCGTCCTGGAAGGCGCGAACCCGACCACTCTGGCCGGCTACGGCATCACCGACGCCCAGCCGTTGGCCGACGTGCTCACGCTGCTGGCGGAGCACGACGCCTTTGGCGTTGGCCATGTCCAGGATCTGCGCGGCACCCTGTTCGAGCTGGGCAACCCGTCGCAGGTCTGGGGCACCGGTACTCAATACGGCGTTGCCCGCGGCGAGTCACTGGGCATCGGCGTCGATACGTTGGGAGCCTTGCAGGTGACGGCGCAGGCGGGCAGCGATGCGGGGCGCGGGGCCGTCATGCGCGCCTTTCGTGCGAGCGTCGGCGGTGTGGTGCGGCAATGGGTGCAGGCTGCGACTGGCCCACGCACTTGGGGCGCTTGGCACGAGCTGTTCAGCACGGCGAATTTCAACCCTGGCCACTACGGCAAGCTCGATGAACACCGTCACTGGACGGCAGCCCAGCGCTTCCGTGCCGGCATCGAACTGGACAATGGCACCGAGGATTCACCCGAGGTGATGTGGGTAGGTCGATACACCGTACGTGCGGACGTTGAAAACAACCAGTGGCGCCTGTTCTACAAAGCCAGCGACGGCTCTACACAGTTTCCCATCAGTTGCGACCTGAGCATCCGCAAGGCCTATCTGTTCGGCTCATTGGCGTGGCATGAGCGCAACCAACTGGCGCTGGGAACGACCCCTGCGTCCGGGCGCAAGGCGCTGCAGCTGGCCACGACGGCCACCAAAGAATGCCTGCCGGTCGCCGGTGGCCAGCTCAAGGGGCATGTCGCCAGTGTCGAAACGCCAGACCAGTACCGTCACGCCTACGGCCGCTTTGGCACGTTCTGGCGCAACGACGGCACCAACCTGTACCTGATGATCACCGGCGCAGGCGATCCGATGGGCAGTTTCAACAGCCACAGGCCGCTGCAGGTGAGCCTGGCCGACGGACGCTGCGACATCAGCGGCAACGCCCACAGCGCCGCGCGCCTGCAGCACGACCGCCGCATCAACGGCGTGGTGTTCAACGGCACTGCGGACATCACCGTTCAGGATCCCAGCAAACTGGCGCGCAATGGGTCGAACGATGACATGCAAGGAACCTACTTCAACAGTTTCATCGCCCCGACCATCGCAGCGATTACGGGCGATGAGCCGCCGCTCACCATCTCCAACGGCGGTAACTCTCACGCAAGCGCCGTGATCCAGTTTCACCGGCTTGGCTCACACGCCGCCTACTTCGGCCTCGACACCGACAACATATGGAAAGTCGGCGGCCGCTCCATGGGGCCGCGTGCGCACCAGATCTGGCACGACGGCAACATGGCCCGCTGCACGGCCGGGCTCGGCCAGTCGGGTTGGTGGCGTTGCGGCGACACCGGAATCGTCCGCATGCGTGGGGTGACGCAGGCCTTCACCGGCTTCGGCGAAGCCTTCATCTGGTTCCCCTTCGCGTTCGCTCACCTACCGGTCGTGACACTGGGCCTGCTGACCAGCACCGGCGATCCCGGCGGAGGTACACCAGGCAATCCGGCCCGGCTGGAGATGGAAGCCAAAATCACCGAGGTGCACGCTCATGGCTTTGTCGTCGGCTGGCGCCGGGTCGGCGGAGCAAACGTTGACTATGTGACTGTCCACTGGATGGCCGAGGCGAACTGACATGACTCTCTATTTTCACGCCGCCACCTTGGCGTTTTTCAACACCGAGATCAGCGGTACCCACACCGTGGAAGTGGACGACCCCACTTGGGTGCGGCCGATGGTCGAGGTCCCGGATCCCGCATGGAAGCGCCCGCGCATCCAGACCATCGACGCCGACTGGGATGGTCAGGGTGAGCCCACCTTCTACACCATGGAGGACCCCGCCGCCGTGGCGCCCACCGTCTCGATCCAGGACATCGATGCGCCTGCGCCACAAAAGGTCATGCCCAACCCGGACTGCACCCTGCCACCCGAGGCCGAACTGGTGGAGATCTCCCCCGCACAGCATGCCGAACTGTTCGCGGAGCTGTACCGCACGGGCAGGCCGCTGGGCGCTGATGCCCAGGGTTATCCGGTGCTGCTGGACGTGCCGCCCCTGAGCAATGAGCAGCGCGCGGTCATCGAGCGGGAGTGGCGGGATCACTATCTGGCGAATACCGACGCGCTGGTGGCGCGGCATCGGGATGAGGTGGAGGCAGGATTGGCAACGTCATTGAATGCCGAGCAGTACATGACACTGCAGCGTTGGCGCCTTGAGCTGCGAGGATGGCCAGACGCCCCGGAATTTCCGGAAAGTCAGCGTCGGCCTGTAATACCCACATGGCTGGCCGATCGTGAGGCATAAAAAAACCCCGCCGGAGCGGGGTTTCGTTCACACCCTTTTCACTGCTGCGTCGTAGACCTCGTCATCCCGCCGTGCGCCAACGCACACGACCAAGATGATTTCGGTGCCGTTGATGCGGTAGACGATACGTACATCGCCTGTCCGAATCCGGCGGTACCCAGCCAATGGCCCGCGCAAAGCCTTGCCGATCTTGTCGGGCTCCCCCTCGGCGATACGCTCGCGTATGACCTTCAGGACTCTCTTGGCTTCAGCACTGCCCAGTAGCTTGAGGTCTGTTTCTACCAGTGAATGAAACCGAACAGTCCAGTTCTTCATCGTCATTGCCTATTTGAACCGGGCCTCCATGTCTTCGAGGCTCACGGTAACGTCGTTGTCGAGGCTGGGCAGGCGCTCGATGGCAAGCAGTTCAGAACGCAGATCTTCGAGTTCGTCCTGCAGGGCTTGGTAGGCTTCGATGCCTACCAGCACGGCGGCCGGCTCGTTGTCCTTGAAGATCACCAGGTGAGAGATGTCGCCGCTGGTAACGTCCTTCAAGCGCGCGCTGAAACCACGAACCATGGCCGTGGCGGAAACCGCCTGCTCAGCCCGGTTGAGGAGTGCACTCATGCCTTATTCCTTCGTCGTCAATTATTTAGTCGTTTATTAGTAGTCAGTAGTCAGTAGTCAGTAGTCAGTAGTCAGTAGTCAGAGGCTCGGTGTAGAGTGCTTCTACAGCGACAGTATTGCGCACAATAATGCGTATAACAATACACATCTGCGTTCTTCTGATGACTGGATGTAATACCGGCCGCTACACACGTCATACCTCGCGCCTGTCAGGTTCAAGCGACACCCTAGCGCTGTCTCCAACAGCACAGGCTCGCCCCCATGGCCACCGACTACCACCACGGCGTTCGCGTCGTCGAAATCAACGAAGGCACCCGCCCCATCCGAACCGTGACCACCGCCGTGGTGGGCATGGTGTGCACTGCCGACGACGCCGATGCCAAGGCCTTTCCGCTGAACAAGGCCGTGCTGCTCACCGACGTGCTCGCTGCCAGTGGCAAGGCCGGCACCAAGGGCACGCTGGCCAGCAGCCTGGATGCCATCGCCGACCAGGCCAGCCCGGTCACGGTGGTGGTGCGAGTGGCCGAGGGCGAGGATGCGGCGCAGACCATCAGCAACGTCATCGGCGCCGCTACCCCGACCGGCCACTACACCGGCCTCAAGGCGCTGCTCGCGGCCGAGGCGCAATTGGGCGTACGACCGCGCATCCTGGGCGTGCCGGGTCTGGATGCCCTGCCGGTGGCCACCGAGCTGGCGGCCATCGCGCAAAAGCTGCGTGGCTTTGCCTACGCCAACGCGTGGAACTGCGAAACGGTGTCCGACGCCATCGCCTACCGCCAGAACTTCAGTGCTCGGGAACTGATGACCATCTGGCCCGACTTCGTCAGCTGGGACGCCGATGCCAATGCGTCGGCGCCCGCCTCGGCCGTGGCCCGCGCGCTGGGCCTGCGGGCCAAGATCGACGAGCAGACCGGCTGGCACAAGACCCTGTCCAACGTCGGCGTCAACGGCGTCACCGGCCTGAGCAAGGACGTTTACTGGGACCTGCAGAACCCCGCCACCGATGCCGGCCTGCTCAACGCCGCCGCCGTCACCACCCTGATTCGCCGTGACGGCTTCCGGTTCTGGGGTTCGCGCACCTGCAGCGACGACCCGCTGTTCGCCTTCGAGAGCTACACCCGCACCGCCCAGGTGCTGGCCGACACCATGGCCGAGGCGCATTTCTGGGCGGTCGACAAGCCGCTGCATGCCAGCCTGGCCCGCGACATCATCGAAGGCATCAACGCCAAGTTCCGCGAACTGGTGCGCGCCGGCTACCTGGTCGGCGCCTCGTGCTGGTTCGATGAGGCCGCCAACGACAAGGACACCCTCAAGGCCGGCAAGCTGTTCCTGGACTACGACTACACGCCCGTCCCGCCGCTGGAGGACCTGACCCTGCGCCAGCGCATCACCGACCGCCACCTCATCGACTTCGCCAGCCGCATCAGCGCCTGACCCCTCGACTCGCGCGGCTGCGGCCGCGCCATTGGAGCCTGCCCATGGCCTTGCCCAAGAAACTCAAGAACATGAACCTGTTCAACGACGGCGTCAGCTACGTCGGCCAGTGCAAGAACGTCACCCTGCCCAAGCTCGGCCGCAAGCTGGAGGCCTGGCGCGGCGGCGGCATGGACGGGCCGGTCAAGGTCGACCTGGGCCACAGCGACGACGGCATCCAGCTGGAGTGGACCCTGGGCGGCTGGGACCTCACCGCGCTGCGCCAGTACGGCGCCGTCTCGGCCAGCGGCGTGCTGCTGCGCTGGGCAGGCTCGGTTCAGCGCGACGACACCGGCGAGGTGTCCGCCGTCGAGGTGGTGGTGCGCGGTCGGCACGAAGAGATCGACCTGGGTGAATCGGAGTCCGGCGAGGACACCGAGCACAAGTTCAACACCACCTGCACCTACTACAAGCTGACCATCGACGGTAACGAAGAGATCGAAATCGACCTGCTCAACTTCGTCTTCAAGATCAACGGCGAGGACCGCCTCGCCGAACACCGCAAGGCCATCGGCCTGTAACCCCTTTCCCATACACGAGCCCTGCCCATGACCACCGAAGCCTCGCAAACACCGAACCCGAACGTCGTCCCTCTCGACACGCCCATCAAACGCGGCAGCGTCGAGATCAACGAGATCACCCTGCGCAAACCCATGGCTGGCGAACTGCGCGGCGTGACCCTGGCCGACCTGCTGCAGATGGACGTGCTGGCCCTGCGCAAGGTCCTGCCGCGCATCACCAGCCCCGCCCTCACCGACCAGGAGCTGGGCCAGATGGACCCCGCCGACTTGGTGCAGTTGGGCGGCGTGGTCACCGGTTTTTTGTTGCCGAAATCGGCGAAGACGGACGGATCCCTCGTTGCGTAGATGACGCCATGGCCGACATTGCCGTGATCTTTCACTGGGGCCCTGAAGCCATGGCGCCGCTGTCCCTCACCGAGCTGGTGGCATGGCGCGAGCGGGCACGGGTGCGAAGCGGGGCCAAAGACGATGGATAAGCTCAGGCTGCAGGTGCTGCTCTCGGCCGTGGACAAGGTCACCGGCCCGCTCAAGCGGATCCGCGGCGGCAGCCAGGTCACGGTGCAGGCGCTCAAGGCGGCGCGCGACCAGGTCAAGGCGCTCAACGCGCAACAGGCCGACGTGGCCGGGTACCGCAAGCAGCAAGCGGCAATCGCTGGCACCTCGCAAAAGCTGGTGGACGCCCAGGCCCAGTTGCGAGGGATGCGCACCGCGCTGCGCCAGACCGGCGAAGCCGCCACGGGCAAATTCCGCACCGACTACCGCAAGGCGCACGAAGCGGTGCGCGACCTGACTCTCAAGCTGCAGAGCCAGCGCCGCAACCTGGCGCCGCACGCAACGCGTCTGCGCGAAGCGGGCATCGCCGTGGGCCAGCTGGGGCAGCATGAGGGCAGGCTCAAACAGCAGCTGGACGCGGCCAACCGCTCACTGTTGCAGCAACAGGAGCGGCTGGCGGCGGTCACGCGGCGGCAGCAGGCCTTGACCAAGGCCAAGCAATTGCACGATCGGCAGCAGCGCTTCGTGGGCAACATGGCCGGCGCTGGCGCGGCGGGTGTGGCTGGCGCGAGTGCGCCGTTGTATGCCGGTGCACGGTTACTGACACCGGGGTTGGAGTTTGAGGCAGGTGTCAGTCGGGTTCAGGCCATCACTCGCCTCGAGCAGGATGCACCCGACCTCAAGGCCCTGCGCGATCAAGTCCGCGAACTGGGCGGCAGCACCAAGTTCACGGCCGGTGAAGCCACCGGTGCGCAAGGCTTCCTCGGCATGGCCGGCTTCGACCCCAAGGCGATCCAGGCCGGCATGCCGGGCATGCTGGACCTCGCCGCTGCAGGCGGTACCGAGCTGGCCGAGACCGCCGACATTGCCTCCAATATCCTCTCCGGCATGGGCCTGCACGCCTCGCAGATGGGCAAGCTGGGCGATGTCCTGGTGGGCACGTTCACCCGCTCCAACACCGACCTGCGTATGCTCGGCGAGACCATGAAGTACGCAGCGCCCATGGCCAAGACCTACGGCATTGAGCTGGAAACCGCCGCGGCCATGGCGGGCAAGCTGGGGGACGCCGGCCTGCAGGGCAGCATGGGCGGCACGGCGTTGAGCAGTATCATGAACCGCCTGGCCGCGCCCCCGAAAATGGCCGCCAAGGCGCTCGAGCAGCTCAACATCACCACCGCCGACGCCCAGGGCAATCTGCGCGAGCTGCCGGACATTCTCAAAGAGATTCACGACAAGACCGCCGGCATGGGTACGGCCGTGCGCGGTGGCTTGTTCAAGGCGATCGCCGGCGAAGAAGCGGTCAAGGGCATGGCTCATCTGGTGGACCAGGCCGGCAGCGGCGAGCTGCAGCAGCTGGTGGCTACGTTGCGCAAGACCCAGGGCGAGTCGGGACGTACCGCTCAGGTGATGGCGAACAACCTCAAAGGCGATCTCACCACCCTCAAAAGCGCCTGGGAAGATCTGGGCATCGAGCTAGAGGGCCAGCAGGACAACGCGTTGCGTGACCTGGTGCAATCGATCACCGGGCTGGTGCGCAGCACCAAGGCCTGGGCGCAAGAAAACCCGGTATTGGTCAGCGGTCTGGTGAAAGCCGCAGCCATCACCGCCGGCCTGGCCCTGGCCTTCGGCACGGTGGCGCTGACGTTGGCGGCGCTGCTGGCGCCGATGATCGTGGTGCGCCTGATGTTGGCCAGGCTCGGCATTCACCTGCCGGGGCTGCTCGGCCTGTTCTGGAAACTGGCCACCACCGTGCTGCCGTTCGTGGCCAAGGCCTTGTTGATGGTCAGCCGCGCCTTGCTGCTCAACCCTGTTTCACTGGTGCTGGGGTTGCTGGCCGGCGCCGCCTACCTGATCTACCAGAACTGGGATGCGGTCAGCGGTTTTTTCAGCAGTACCTGGGCCGAGATCCGCACAGGGTTCAGCGGCGGCATCGCCGGCATTTTGCAGACCTTGGCCAACTTCAGCCCAATGGGCCTGCTCTATCGCGCCTTCGCTCAGGTGATGCAGTACCTGGGCGTGGAGCTCCCCGACCGTTTCACAACCATGGGCGGCCAGTTGATGGACGGTCTGGCCAGCGGCATCACGCGCAAACTAGGCGTGGTGCGCGAGGCCATCAGCGACATGGGCCAGGCCTCGATCGACTGGTTCAAGGACAAGCTGGGCATCCACAGCCCTTCACGCGTGTTCGCCGAGTTGGGCCGCCACACCATGCAGGGCCTGAGCAACGGCTTGAGCGACGGCGGCGCGGGCCCGCTGCAGGCGATCGCCGACGTAGGCAAAAGCCTGGCGCAGGCCGGTGCGTTGTCGCTCGGCATGGCCAGCGCCGGCACCGCCGTGGCAGTGGACAACCGGCCGCCGATCTCGGCCGCTACAACGCCTGTGGTGCAGATCGCCGGTGACACCATCTCGATTCAGATCCAACCCGCACCCGGCGCCGATCCCGCCGCCATCGCCCGCGCCGTGGCCGCCGAGCTGGATCGCCGCGAGCGCGCCAAACAAGCCCGGGCGCGCAGCGCCCTCTCCGATCAGGAGTGATCCCCCCATGATGATGGCCATCGGCATGTTCATTTTCAGCTTGGAAACCTTGGCCTACCAGGAGCTCCAGCGCCAGACCGACTGGCGCCACGGCACTACCTCCCGCATCGGCACCAACCTCGCGCGTCAGTTCCTCGGCCGCGGCGAAGACGCCATCACCCTCCCCGGCGTTCTGCTGCCCGGGCTCAAGGGCACACCGCTGAGCCTGGACACCCTTCGCTACATGGCCGACAGCGGCAAGGCCTGGCCGCTGGTCGAAGGCACGGGGCGCGTGCTGGGGCTGTGGGTGATCGAGAGCATCAGCGAAACCCGCACGCTGTTCTTCCGCGACGGCGCTGCGCGGCGGATCGAGTTCAGCATCGCCCTCAAACGCATCGACGACGGCCGCGTCGACCTGATCGGCAGCCTGCTGGGCGCGGCGGGCGATGTGCTCAGGCGCGCCCTGTGAGCTGGCCAGACCTGGGCGCCTACCCGGTGCCCATCTGCCGCCTGCTGGTGGAAGGGCGGGACATTACCTCGACGCTGATGCCGCGCCTGGTCAGCCTGCAGCTGACGGACAACCGCGGGCTTGAGGCCGACCAGCTGGACGTGACCCTGTCCGACCACGACGGCGCCCTGGTCATCCCACCCCACGGCGCCAAGCTGCAACTGTGGCTGGGGTGGAGCGACAGCGGCCTGATCGACAAAGGTGTGTACGTGGTCGACGAGACCGAGCACAGCGGCGCCCCGGACGTGTTGAGCATTCGCGCCCGGGGCGTCGACCTGCGTGCCGGCTTCAAGGCCCACCGCGAGCGCAGCTGGCACGCCTGCACCTTGCATCAGGTCCTGCAGGACATCGCCACGGCCTACGGATTGAAAGCGGCCATTGCCCCCGTGCTGGGCGTGCAGACCATCGCGCACCTGGACCAGGCCAACGAATCGGATGCCAACCTGCTGACCCGCCTGGGCCAGGCCTACGACGCGCTGGCCACCGTCAAGGCCGACCGCCTGCTGTTCATGCCGATCGGTGCCGCCACCAGCGTCAGCGGCGTGGCCCTGCCGCACATCACTCTCACCCGCCTGGACGGCGATCAGCACCGCTACCTGCAGGCCGATCGCGACAGCTACAGCGGCGTGCGCGCCTACTACTACGACGCCAACAGTGCCGAAAAGAAGCAAGCCATCGCGGGCCAGGGCGACAACTACAAGGACTTGCGCCACACCTACGCCGACCGTGACAGCGCCCTGGCGGCCGCGCGCGCGGAACTGCAACGCCTGCAACGCGGCTCGGCCACGCTCAGCTACACCCTGGCCAAGGGCCGCCCGGAACTGATCCCCGAGCTGACCTATTCACTGCTGGGCGTGAAGGACGAAATCGGCGCGATCGTCTGGCTCGGCGGCAACGTCTCCCACGACTTCAGCAGCGATGCGTTCGTCACGCGCCTGGAACTGGAGTCGAAGCTGCCCGACGGCGAAGAGATCGCGGAGCTGGCCACCGATGAGGGCACGTATACGGGAGTGGTGGCGTACTACCAAGATGAACGCGGAGGGCAGAAGTCGGTGACCCAGGGCGATCAGACGAAGGCGAAGCGCTTGGTGCAGTTGTATGCCAACAAGGGCAGTGCTGTACGGGCGGTTCAGCGCGAGTTCGGGCGTTTGAAGATGTGAGCGGAGGAAGGCGTTACGAGAAAGCACGCGAGGCTGTGTGAACAGCCTCGCGTTGCGGGGCTTAGACTGGCTCGGCGTAGAACCAGGTGCCAAGCGTCCCCATCTTGTGGGCACTCAGGCGAATGTTACCGAACTGGACTGGTTTGTCCTCAAGCAGCAAAGGTAGCTTCTTCATTACTTCTCCCACCGACGCCCCAGGAACGGCCGCACTAAGGGCTACGCTGGTCAGGAGGATGATTTCGAAGCCGGAGGCATGGGTGCCATCCCCTGTTCCGACGACGGTGATGGCGTTGATCTGACCGCTATGTTTGTCCAGGCTCAAACTGATGCCAACCAGCGGGCTGAGCATAATGGAACGTGAGTCGTTTACCTCGCCTCGTTTGACCGGCTCGGCCTCGATTTGGCTTGTGTGCTCCGCCTTTTTCAGCGTTTGCTTAAGTCGCTCGAGGTATCGCTTGTCGTCGAAACCGAAAGTCTTGCTGGCAGCCGGAGGTGATGCAGGCACGGGGTCGGGCGCCGTGTCCTCGGCAACGGCCTCCACGGCTGCTGGCGTCGAAACATCGCTGGTTTCCCCAGTCTGCCGCGCCTCGATCAAGCCCACCCCCAGCGCCAGCACCACCACGAAAAACCCCGCAGCGGTCCCCAAGGTGCCGCTCACCAACTGACTCATCACCCAACCCCAGGCCCGCTTGCGATACATCCGGTACAGCTGTACCCAGACCACACCCCAGACGATCAATGCCGCCATAAAAACTACAAAGTCCATATTGTCTCCACGGCTGCCTCTGCGGGCAGACCCTCATTGATAACGCTCGATGACGCGCGAGCCTTCATTTGCGACCTGTGTGCGCAAACGCAGCAGCAATACGCTGGCGATCTCGCCCGTGGAATCAGCGATTTCCCACGTTGACGTACGAGTGTGCAGCGAGATCTGTAAGGGCTTTGAGTGGTGAGGTGTAAGACGCTTACAACCCACACGTTCCAAAAAACGCGGGCGGTGAGCTACCAGAGGCGATCAGCCTTGGGCTGAGGAGCCGTTCAGTCGATTTTTCGTGGTTTCGACGCGGCGACGAGCGCTTGAGCGAAGCGAAGCATATCGCGGCGCTGCTGCTCATCCAGCTGACGTAACAGCGCCTGGATCCGGCGCTCAAAAGCGATAGGGTTGGCTGACATGCTGAGTCTCCATTCCATTCTGTCGAAAGCCCTTGCCACAACGGCAAGCGGTTCGCTGGAAGGCCCGCAGCTTGAATACGCTGTCACGCAGACTGGCCGTATGACAGCTCAAATTGAGATGGACTGTTTCAAAGCATTTATCGCCTGCTCCCTGAGGGCATGACAATCCTTGCTACTGCTCGTCACCCGCCGACGGCAGCGCAGCCAGTGCCAACACCAGCCGAACCACTGCTGCCTTGTCTGCAGTGTCGAGTCGACGGAAATGCTCCAGGACCATGCGCTCGTCATCAGCCAAATGGCTCGCCGCGGCAAGTCGACTTCCGGTCAACACGTAGTGGATATCCACACCCACCTCAGCAACAGCCAGCAAATAAGCCGTGTCCGGATTCTGCTTGCCCCGCTCGTAGTTGCCTTGGGAATTGCGTTTTACCCCGCCCGCATCAGCCATTTCGTTCTGATTCAGCGTGAGCCGCTCACGTTCCTCTCGGAGCCGATCGCCCAAATTCTTTTCCAAGGAAACTCCAAAAGCACGTTTTTTTGGCACTCAAGACTTTACAAGAACAAAATCTTGGTCATAATGATGTGACTGAACAACACGATTCAACACGCGGGAACACTATGCCAACCCTTCTGACTACTGAGCAAGCCCGCGCGGCGCTTGACCGCCATGGCACCAGCATCGCCGAGTTTTGCCGCGAGCATCAGCTGAACAAAAATATGGTCAGTGACCTGCTTAACGGCAGAAAGAAGGGCCGTCGCGGTGAGGCTCATCGCGCGGCTGTGCTACTGGGCATCAAAGACGGGGTAATAACAAAATAATGGCCTCCAAACGAATAGCCAACCAGAGCCTCACCCGGCCGGTCCTAGAAACCCGTCGCCAAGTCGTCAGTGCAGTAATCTGCGCCTACCCCGGCGGCCGCGAGTGCGCCGCCGCCCGCCTTGGCCTGCCGTTGAAGAAATTCGACAACCACGCCTACGAAAGCGCCGGCAGCCGCCCGCTGACCGACGAGCAGATCCTGCTGCTCGAGCACGAAGCAGGCACCCATCACCTGGCCGACTACATCACCGCCCTGTACCGCGGCGTCTTCGTGGCCCTGGCAGATCCGGAAGAACTGGACAACCTGGACCTCTACGCCCGCTCGGTGAAGACCGCCGCCAAACGCGGCGCCGTCGATGCCATGCTCGCCGAGGCCCTGAAAGACGGTGCAATCGACGCCCGGGAGATCGAGCAGATCCTCGCGGCCCACCGCGCCCACGTGGCCGCGCGGCATGAAGAAATCAATGCAGTGATCACCCTGCATCGGCAATGAACATGGACCTTGCAAGCGGCGCCGGCACGAAGGCTCGGCGGGGAGAATTATGAGTACCTACAAGCTGGTGTGCCCCCATTGCGGCGGCGTCCTGCGCATCCGAACCAGCGTGGGACAACACATTTTCCTGCGCACCGCCTACCTGCAGTGCTGCACCGTGGCCTGCGGCGCAACCTTCCGCGGCCAGTTCGAAATCACCCACGAAATGAGCCCCTCAGGCATGCCCAACCCCACGGTGCAACTGCCGGTGGCCCCGCAATCCGTGCGCCGCGAATCGATGCGCAAGGACGATGAAACACAGATGGATCTACTCGACCTGGAGAATGCGTCATGAACAGCCCTACCCAAGCCATCGAATACCGCGAAGCCATGCAAGGCGCCGCGCTCGCTTTCCTGCAACGCCACGACAACGAACACCTGGGCAACGACCAGACGTTGTTCAACCGGGCGGTCAGCCACCTGAACCTGAGCCTGGGCGTGCCGGCCTACTTGGCTGAACAGTTGGCTGCCAGCGCCTACGTCGACCTTCGCAACACGCCCAACCATCCCTACATCGACCTCAAGCACAGCACCAACCAGGCAGCGGTGCTCAAGGATCCGCGCACCGGCAAGGCCTACGTCGTGTCCGTCGAATCGATCCTGCAGCACCTGACCGACCACCACGCTCACACGCTTCCCTCTCGCACCGCTTAACCACCTGACAACACCACCACCCACCGCCCGTGGGTTTGGGTGAACTGCGCTTCAAATCCGGGATAAGGCCATGAAAAACGCACTGTCGATTCACATGGAAATGCCGCCAGCTCTGGCCAATGCACTGCAGCAAGAACTGCGCGAGCGTCTGCGCATGGCTGTCCAGGAGCGGTGGTACGCCGACGAATTTCGGTTGATCCCGGACGGCTTCCGCGCCGGCGCAATCCTCACGGCCTACCCCGCCCTGGCGGCTCAGAAAAAGACACTCGGCGCGCTTCAAGCGGCCATTAAAGAGCAGGCGTAACCATGGAAGACCGCATCCGGGCCGAAGTACTGACCCGATTGGAACGCGACTACGGTTTGCGTCATCGCACCGGCACCCACTACCTGCGCGGCGGCGAATGCCCGGCGTGTGGCAAGAAGGAGCTCTACTCCCACGTCGAGAAGCCGTACTTCATCAAATGCGGCCGCGAGAGCAAGTGCGGCCAGCAGTGGCACGTCAAAGAACTGTACGGCGACCTGTTCGACGACTGGAGCAAGCGTGCCCCATCTACCCATGAAGATCCGATGGCCACCGCGCGTGCGTACCTGGAGTTCGCCCGGGGCTTTCGCTTCGACCTGGTGCAAGGCACGTTCACCCAGGAACACTTCTACGACCCTGACCTGGAAATAGGCTCAGCGACGGTACGCTTCGCTCTGCCCAATGGCAGCTACTGGGAACGTCTCATCGACAAACCCCAGCGTTTCGGCAAGAAGAAAGCCCGCTTCACCAAGGGCGGCGGCGCCAAGGGGCACTGGTGGTGCCATCCCCGCGTCGACCTGCAGCAGTCGTCGGAGATCTGGATCGTGGAGGGGGTCTTCGATGCCATCGCCCTGATTCATCAAGACATCGATGCCGTCGCAGCCATGTCGTCGAACCTGTTCCCCGAACAATCCCTGCGCGCCTTGGCCACCGAACGCGCCGGCAGCCTGCCCAAACTGGTCTGGGCCCTGGACAACGAACCCGGCGCCCATCGCTACACCCGCAAATGGGTGGCCATGGCCAAGGCCATGGGTTTCACCTGCGAGGCGGCACAGATCCCACAGCGCGACGGTCGCAAAGTCGACTGGAACGACCTGCACCAACGCTGGGGTTTCATCGAAGACGCGGACACCCGCCAGCGGCGGATCGACGCCGACCTGGAGGAAGCCCGCCACCTCGGGTCGCTGCTGATCGCCGAAAGCGCCTCCGAAAAAGCCATGCTCATGTACACCTGGCGTGAGCGCGAAGAATTTCACTTCGGCTTCGACTCCCGGCTGTACTGGTGGAAGCTGGACATCAGCAAGTTCAACAACGCCATGCAGGCGCTGGAAACCAGCGAGAATCACGAAGAGCAGCTGCTCAACGAAAAGGCCAAGCGCGAGAAGGCACTGCGCATGTCCGGCTGCGTGGTCGAGATCGCCAACTGCTACCCGCGTGCCCTGTACTTCCAGCGCAACGAAATCACCGACGAGTCCTGGTACTTCTTCCGCGTGGACTTTCCGCACGACGGTGGTTCGGTGAAAAACACCTTCACCGGTGGCCAGGTCGCCGCCGCCAGCGAGTTCAAGAAACGCCTGCTCGGCATGGCAGCCGGCGCGGTATTCACCGGCAGCGGGCAGCAGCTGGACAAGATCATGAAAGACCAGCTGTTCGGGATCAAAACCGTGCAGACCATCGACTACGTCGGCTACAGCAAGGAATACGGCTGCTACGTGTTCGGCGACCTGGCGGTGAAGGACGGCCAAGTGATCGAGGTCAACGAAGAGGAATTCTTCGAGTTCGGCAAGCTGCGCCTGAAGACCCTGCAGAGGGGCATCAGCATCCGCCTCGAGCGCGATGCCAAACAGTACAGCGAGCAGTGGCTGGAACTGCTGTGGCAGTGCTTCGGGGCTCAGGGCGTCGTTGCCCTGACCTTCTGGTTCGGCTCGCTGTTCGCCGAGCAGATCCGCGCCCGCTATCAGTCATTCCCGTTTCTGGAAGCCACGGGCGAGGCCGGCGCCGGCAAGACCACCTTGCTCAACCTGCTGTGGAAGCTGCTCGGCCGAACCGGGTATGAGGGCTTCGACCCGTCCAAGTCGACCAAGGCCGGCCGTAGCCGCCTGATGGGCCAGGTGTCGGGCATGCCGGTCGTGCTGCTGGAGTCCGATCGCAGTGGTGACGACAAATCCCACGCCAAGAACTTCGAATGGGACGAACTCAAGGACTATTTCGGTGGCGGCACGCTGGCCACCAAAGGCGTGAAGACCGCCGGCAACGAAACCTACGAGCCGCCCTTCCGGGGCACCATCGCGATCAGCCAGAACGCGCCCGTGGTCGCCTCCGAAGCGATCATGACGCGCATCGTCAAGCTGCACTTCGTTCGGCCCACCGTCACCCCGGCCAGCCGTGCAGCTGCAGATCGATTGACCGCCCTGGACGGCCACCAGTTGAGCCACTTCCTGCTCAAGGCCGTTCGCCAGGAAGGCCTGGTCATGGAAACCATGGCCGCCCGCATGCCCTATCACGAAGGCAAACTGCGCCGCCTGCACACCCACTGCATCGCCTGCGAAGCGCAGTTTCCGGCCCATAACGACCATGCCAGCTGCCAGGCCTGCGGCAATCAGTTGCGCGGCTACCTGCGTGTTGAGCGGATCGTCAAGAACCATGCCCAACTGCTCAGCCTTCTGGACAGCTTGCGCGAGATCGTGCCACTTGCCGACGTCCAGGTCAGCGCAGTGCAGCGCTGCATCGTGTCGATGGCCATCGAGCGCCAAGCCTCGATCAGCGCCGACCACCCCGTGGTCGCCGAATTCTGGGAAGTCTACGACTACCTGCAGAGCCTGGATGCCGACGGCCCTGTGGTGAACCACAGCAAGAACGACAAGCTCATCGCCATCAACCTCAACGAGTTCGCCGAACGTGCAGCCGAGCATCGCCAGAAGCTGGCCGACGTCGCCGAATTGCGCGACCGCCTGCGTGAGTCACGCACCTACAAGTTCATCGAATCGAACCGAGCGGTGGCCAGCGCCGTACGCGCCTACCAGGCCACCCGACACAACGCCATCACGACCAAGTCGCCGACTGTGAAGTGTTGGATGTTCCAGGCGTAGGACGCTCGTCCGCGCCGATTACCACCAAAGGAGAGAACCATGATCGATACCGAAAAACAGCAGCTCGAGCAGCAGTTGAACATCCGCACTTTCAAAGACGCGATGTCTCGAAAAATCGCTCCCCAAAATCTGGGACACGACGGCAACCGGTTTGAAAACGCCACGGTCCAGCTGGTGTTTGAAAGCTACCTGGAAGGCGCACGGCCCAACCCAGCGCGGGTCCTGGGCCAGCAGCTTTATGCGGAGATCCTGCCGGATAGCAAATACGCCTCACAGATCGGCTGGATGCAGCTTCGTAACGCCTATCCCTTCGCGATCCGATTCGAGCCGGACGCATCAGGCTATGTGGTGAAAGGAGGTGTTGGCGGATGCTACCGGCTTAAAGACGTTGTGTTGATGTTCAAACACAACGGGGAGTTTCACCGAATCAACTGACGCCGGCGTACTCCGGCAAACGAAAGGATGTCGAGGAGTTGCACCTCCCCGACACCAACCACTGAAAGGAGCGGAACCATGCAAGCACAGCACTTCATCAGCAGCGAAACCAAGGCTACCACACCGCCCGACCTCCACGCCCGCCACCTTGTGGCCGTGCGTATCGTCGGCACCGCGATCTTCGAGTACCAGGTGCGCAAAACGCCTGCTGCCCGGATCCACCTCGAGTCGGTGGCCAGCATGGCTCAAGCCCAGGGCGATCTGACCTACTTCGACGCCCTGGTAGTCGCCCACGTGTTGGGCACTTACACCCACTCCGCCAAGCAGCACCAGGAGATGAGCCATGCATGAGCCACTCCCCCCGCGCACCCGTCCACCACTGGCCGTCATGCGTCTGCAGCTGACGAATCGTTGCGACATATGCGGCAAGTCTCGCTCGACCCGCAAACACCAGAAATGCAGCCGGATCCGCCAGGCGCGCAAAACACTGGAATGGGAATCTCGGCTCGCCGAGGTGGCAGCCGCTCGAATTACCTGGGAGAAACACTATGTCCGCTGAACTGACCATCAAGGTTCGCTACACCGGCCAAACGTACCTGGCCAAGGTCAGCGGGGCGAAGCTATCGGCCAGCTGCACCATCAGCGCCGTCGAGTCCGCACGTGCCCTGGTCAGAAAGCTGGGCGCAGATCCGGACACCCTCGCGCATCGTGAATCACAGCCCGGCCTGGACGTATTCCACTGCACGGCGGCAGCTAGAAACTGACCAGCTCCGTTCTAATAACTGCAACCCCGGCGCAGCGCTACACTGCCCGGGGTCCTCGCTGCGAAAGAGGGCCTACCATGAACTCCCGATCGGACAACGTCCTGGCATTCGCCGACCTGCAGCGCATCACCGGCTACCAACGCCGCTCCGATGTCGAGAAATCGTTGCGCGAGCAAGGCATCCAGATCTTCCGCGGCCGCACCGGCCCGTGGACTACGCTGGATCTCATCAACCAGGCGGGGGGCATGAAGCCCAACGCAACAGACCGGTACGACGCGCACATCCTATGAGGAAAGCACGGAAGCGGAAGCACAATCCGCACATCCCCAATCACATCGACCAGGCCGCTCTTCCAGCGGCCGTTTATTTTGACCATAGAGGCTCAGGTGTCTGGTACACGCTGCGCTACGACGAAGCAGGGAAGCAGCGTCGTCGCAACGTCGCGCCTGCAGACACGACGCTGGCAGAACTACACCAGATAATGGAGCAAACCTGCGCACCAGACCGTGGCACCTTGCGCTACGTTTGCGCCCAATTTCACCTGAGCGATCGCTACAAAAAACTCAGCACCAAAACCCACCGAGACTACTGCTACTCCAGGGACGTTCTGCTGGCGATCCCGACACGTCTGGACAAGCCGTTGGGCGATCTGCTCGTAAAGAAATTCACGGCCGCCCTGGTACAGCGGATTGTCGACCGCCTGGCCGATGAAGGTACACCCTCCAAAGCCGCGCATGTGTTGCGCTACTTGCGGCGCGTCCTACAGTGGGGCCGTAACCGGGACTACCTTGATAACAACCCCGCGCAAGGCATCGAAGCGCCAGTAGAACGCAAGCGCCGCCGTCTGCCGGCACACCAAGTGATGGAGTCCTTGCTCGACCGCGCTCAGGCGTTTGGCCGCTTGGCCAGAAACGAGAAAGGTGGGTGTCCGGAATACTTGAGCTACGTGATGGAAATCGGATACCTGTGCCGCCTAAGGGGCATCGAGACCATTACCCTGACCGATGCTCATGAATTGCCCGAAGGCGTCATGACTAACCGTCGCAAGGGCAGCAGGGACAACATCGTGCGCTGGACGCCACGCTTGCGGGCCGCCTGGGAGGGCGCGAAAGCCTACCGGGCCAAGGTGTGGGCCAGCAAATCCACAGTCGTGCCGATCCGTTCGGAACGACGCTACATCATCGTGGCCAGCCACGGTGGCCCGCTCCGAAAGTCCAGCCTGGATACCGCTTGGCAACGATTCATCACTTCGGCCATCGAGGACGGCACCATCACGGCTGAGCAGCGGTTTGGCTTGCATGACCTGAAGCGGCGGGGCATTACCGATACCGTCGGCACGAGGGCGGACAAGCAGGAGGCCAGTGGGCATCGGGATGGGGCGATGATGGATGTGTATGACCTTAGCGTTCCGCTGGTTAATGCTTCGCGAACGTAGCGACGACTGTCAGACATCAGTGCGAAAACTAACAATCCGAGTTCACATGCAAAAGCCCTCAGGCGTCCATGGGACGCGAATGCCTGCGGAGCAGGCATATCTGGGGGCGGACTAACAGTTATCGCATGCTTGGAGCGTTTAGACCCTCGGACTACTCCTCGAACGAAAGAGCAGAAACGAATTGGGATAGGCGATACGCCTCATGGGGAGTCAAGTCGACAGGAAGCTCGATGGTGATAGAAAGGTCAGGCCTCAACCAAAACGTATGCTCGATCAGATCGTCTTCAACCAATACTTCATCCAAGTCGTCTTCAGCTTCAAGAGATGTTGTCGACTCCGTGCCTCTGGATGCATCTGAGACCAGGAGGGACTTCACCGACCAAACAAACCTGGACTTCCAGCCGTGTCGACCCTCGACATAACGGCCGCATCCAGCTTGTTCCAATGCTCTAAACGCCCCTATCACGTCCTGCCGACGAAAATCATGCCCATCAGATTCCAGATGCACGAGCATCCGGTGCAAAGCTGTTTCGTTCTGGTTCTTCGACCTGCCTGCAAAATGGTCGCAAATCGCTTTCACAACCGGATTTCTTGCGTAGGTAGCCTGGAGCTCTTCAATTTTCATAATAAATCCTTCTAGTAGTCACCGCTCTTTCCCTTCAAAGACATCCAGGGCGCAGCCGTAACATGCCGGCGCGCCGATTGCAGAATGCCACTTCAGCTCACTCCGAGAAACCCTCACCGCAACATCTCTGCTCCCTCCAGCTGGAGAGCAATCGTCGTGCGTGCGCATTCGGATCAGCAGACGCTTGGGCGCCGGAAATGAGAAGTCGAATCTCTGGCCACGTAATAGTGACTTCGAAGGGCAGGCATTCAGCAGCCATGGGCTACCTATCACGTAATAGAAAGCCATCTAACTCATTGAAGTTTATATATAAAGCAGCTTGCTTGTAATCAGTAGGTCCCGGGTTCGATTCCTGGTGCCGGCACCATACAAAACAAGGGCTTGCAGCGATGCAGGCCCTTTGTTTTTGTCCCGCACGTAACAAGCACGCGACCGGCTCGTGCACACCCCCTGTAGGAGCGGCCAGTGGCCGCGAAGGCGTCGGTTTAGTCACCAACGCCCTAAGCCCCTATCAAATATCCCCCTGCCCTCGTACGCAAACGCCGCGCAGAATTCCGGCGACTATGGCTTTACATGTTTGTGCGCCCTAGCCAGCCGCGCTTTGCAAGGTGGAACAAATTCGACCTCAAACGCGGCATCTGGGAAATCCCCAACACCCGCCCAGCGCTGGACGCCGTACCCTTTTCCACACTCGGTACAAAATGGCGGAGACATTCACCTTGTATCCTCATCACCGCAAGCGGTGACCTTGCTAGAGCAGATCCACAAGATCACCGGCAAATTCGACCTGGTGTTTGCCGGAGACGCCAAGCCTTGGAAATCAATGTCCGAAAATACGGTGATGCTGCGTCGAGGACGATGGGCTATGACACCAGAGTGGACATCTGCGGCCACGGCTTTCGCTCCATGGCGTGCAGCGCGCTGATCGAGTCCGGATTGTGGTCGGAGACAGCCATCGAACGGCAGATGAGTCACAAGAAACGCAACAACGTACGGGCCGCTTATACCCACAAGGCCGAGCTCCTCGAAGAGCGCCGGATGATCATGACCTGGTGGAGCCGGTTTCTGGAAGCGAACCGCGAGGACCATGTGACGCCGCATGAGTTTGCCAAGCAGTCGGGCGAGAACGTCACGCGCATTCGCGGTGCCAGGTGGGCCGAGTAGCCCGCCGGCCCACCGCTACAAACCCGCTGTGAAGTCACACGCCGCACCGCATGAAGCTCTTCCGCGCGGGTCCTTTCAAACGGGGCTGCAAAGCCGCCCCGTTTGAAAGGATCGACCTTTGAAAAATACGGCAGGCACAGCTAAGCGTTTGTGGAAAACCACCATTGTCCACCGGGTGATAGTTTTATCCACAGGCGCTAATCATCTAAAATCAGGCCGCTTGACGACCTTTGTCCACAGGCGTAAACCAGACATTGCAAGCGCTGCCGAGGCAGCAAATGTGGCCAGAAACGTGGAAGGTCACGCCTCTCGTGAGGCGGTTCATCCCGAGTACGATTCGTGTCCGGTAGTTCGTACGGTCACTACCATGTGATGGATGGCTACCTAATATCGTTGCCACTGCGGCAACCACCCTACCTTCTGCCCAGCAGCAACCTACCCGCTTGGCCATTTCGTGTGCGCCAACCCTTTGCCCGTCTCTTTCTCCAGGAAAGAGACGGGCGCTCATACCACTGCTGCAGCCCATATAGGACGTGGCTTTGCCGCAATTCTCCTCGTGACAATCGGCGTGACAAACACCGAAGTCACCAGCAACAGCGATGTAGATGATGGTGCCGCAGACCATGGATTGGACTGCATCTGGCTGACAGCCAGGCATGCCCCTGTCACCGCATAGCTGCCTTCACCCGACTCAGGATCTCGCGGCGCTGGTTTCGTCAGCCAACGCAGCCTCCACCCGCCCACCGGTAACGGTGCTCAGGAGGCCAGATCATGAGATGCCCATGCTCCCGGCCGTAAGGAGCCGTCAGTCCCGCGTTAGTGGACAACACCCACAGGTCGCAGGGGCCTTGATCCCTGATAACACTCAGCATTCTTGGCGGGATGACGTGGGGCGATGAACCAGGGCTGTATATATAGAGGGCAGCAGGTATGGGACTGGTCGGAAAACGGAATGGCAGGAATTTTGGCTACGGCAGGCAACTGAGCTATGCCGGGCCGATGGCGCTGAAGGACATGTTCGGCGGTGGGCATTACGGCACGGTCAAGGCGCATGCGGATCGGTGGCAGGCGTTCGTGAAGTGGTGCCGGTCGGAGGATGGGCCTGGGGTGAATGATGCACGGCGGATTGATCGGCAGGTGTTGGCTGATTACGCGGCGCACGTTCGTGGTCAGGTTGAGCGGGGTGAGCTTGCAGTCAGTACGGGGCAGAACCGTATTTCCAGTGTGAACCGGAGCATGGCTGCGCTTCGCGGTGATCAGTATGTGAAGGTGCCTAGTCCGAGCAAGGCGTTGGGGATGCAGCGCAGCGGGGTTCGGCAGTCGGTGCCGCAGGGGCAAGACCGCGAGCAGGTTAAGCAGATTGCCGATGTGCTTTGCCGCGGTCATCTGCAACGGGCGGCCGCAATTGTTCTGCTGGCGCGAGCCACCGGCATGCGCTTGCGAGAGGCCATTTTGGCTGATCTTCCTCGACTGCAGAGAGAGGCCCACCGATATGGCAAAATTAACATCCAAGATGGCACCAAGGGTGGTCGCTCGGGTGCCTCAGCGCCTCGTTGGATCTGGATGAATGATTATATTCGTGAAGCGCTCACGTACGCCGAGCAAGCCTCTCCCCTCGGCAGCGGCAACTTGCTTGCACTGAACGAAAGCTATCTAGACTTTCAACATCGGATCGTCCGCCCTGCACGGGGCATCCTTCACGCGCACCACCTCAAGGGATTTCACGAATTGCGGGCGGCCTACGCATGCGAGCGGTATGAGCAGATTACAAACCAGCTTTCGCCAATCAAAGGAGGAAGGTGCTACCAGATCGACCAACCCCTCGATCAGAAGGCACGCGCACAAATCAGCTATGAGCTGGGTCACGGTCGTATCGACGTAGTTTCTGCATACATCGGTGGCCGAACATGA